TACTCGTAGCGGTTACGGTAGTAGTGATGTTGAACTTACTGACACCTCTGAATCTTTTGGACTCCCTGCTACTGCTGACCTTATGTTTGCCCTTATTTCTACAGAAGACTTGGAACCATTGAATCAAATAATGGTCAAGCAATTGAAGAATAGATATAATGATCCTACAATCTTTAAAAGATTTGTGGTGGGTATTGATCGTGCCAAGATGAGATTATATGATTGTGAGCAAAGTGCTCAAGATAATATAGTTGACAGTGGACAAGAAGAAGAGTATAATGGTTCTGAAGAAAAACCTAAGAAATCATTTGAGGGATTTAAGTTCTCATGACTTTAAGAACACATAAGATAGTAAAGAAAAACGAACAACACAATCAAGAGTGGAGTTGGGATGAAACCCCTGAAGTTTTATCAGCATTAGAACAGTTAAATAAATCAAGTGCATTAGTGGAGGAAAAAAATGCCTAAAGAAAAAGTATATGTTCCTGTAGTGGAACCAAAGACAACTTCATACCTAGAGTATGTTGAACTTGGAAGAACAGTCACTCCTCATCCAGTATTCAAAAAGGATACTGTATTTGTTAGAGTAAAAAAGATTTGTAGAGGTAATCCAGCAGAAACTTTTGAAACAGAAGAGCATTGGGAGTATGATATTCCATGGTCTGAAAAGAAAGAAGAAGTAGTAGAAACTACACCAGTAAGGGCTAGAAACGAGAAAGGTCAGTTTGTTAAAGATGATCCTACTACAACAAAGAATGAAGCATGGGTAGGTGGTAAGGCACCATCAGTTCCTAAACCTAAGAGAAAAAGAAAAACAAAAATCCAAAACGCTCTAACCAATTTATTAAACAATGACTAAACAAGTTGATACCCAAAAATATACTGAGTTTGTAGACGCAGTTACATCTCAAGAATCAAAGGATTATATTTCTTTTAACTCTAGGTGCTTTGGGATACAATCAGTAGAAAGTGGTGATGGACTTCCTGTTCATCGCCTATTAACTGCTGCTCTTGGTATGAGTGCAGAATCTGGTGAGTTTACTGAAGTAGTCAAGAAGATTGTCTTTCAAGGTAAACCAGTTAATGAAGATAATATCTTCCATATGAAGAGAGAACTTGGGGACATCATGTGGTATGTTGCTCAAGCCTGTATGGCACTAGATACTACGTTCGATGAAATCATTGAGATGAATGTAGAGAAACTTAAAGCAAGATATCCTGGTGGTGAGTTTGATGTTCACCATTCAGAAAACCGTAAGGAAGGTGATGTATGAATTACTACGCATTATTGAGTGTTTCAAACAAAGATGGTATTGTTGATTTTGCAGACGGATTAGTTCGTTCTGGATATCAAATTATATCCAGTGGTGGAACCCATGCTGTTCTTCAAGCAGAGGGCATACCTGTAATGAAGGTATCTGAATATACTGGTTCACCAGAGATTCTTAATGGAAGAGTAAAGACATTACACCCAAAGATTCATGGTGGTATTCTTGCTCAACGTGGTAATCCTGCACATGATTTAGATCGTGGAGCAAATGAAATTGGGTTGATTGATATTGTTGCTGTTAATCTATATCCATTTAAAGAAACAGTTGCTAAGCCAGATGTAACTCTTGCAGATGCAATAGAGAATATTGATATTGGTGGCCCTAGTATGGTTAGATCAGCAGCAAAGAACTATAAGGATGTTGCTGTATTGACTAATCCACATCAGTATGGAATTTATCTTGATGCAATGAATGGTAATATAAGTTCTGTTACTGTTGAGGAATTAAGAAAGCAATTTATGTTAGAAGCATTCAAACATACTGCTGAGTATGATGCTGCAATTAGTACATGGATGGAAAATAATGCATGATTCTTCTAAATTATTAACTGGGTTAAAGTTCAAACAGACTTTAAGATATGGTGAGAACCCACAACAGAATGCAACATGGTGTGTATATCCAGACCACGGTTTGTCATCAGCAAATCAATTGCAAGGTAAAGAATTAAGTTATAATAATCTTATAGATTTAGATGCAGCAGTATCAACAGTAAAGGAATTTCCTGATGAACCTGCTGCTGT